GTGTCAGTGGTCTTGGCAACGGTATCCGGTGCGGGAGTGTGGAAAATGTCAGCCATGATTGGCTATCCTTCTTTCTTAGTTATTGGCACCGACAACACGCTTCACCATGTTGAGAAGCGGGTCACCGTTAAGAGGCAGTACGTTGCCTGTGCCCTGTGATGGGTCAACGGGACGATCCTTCGGAGGATTCTTCCCAATCAGCGACTTAACCCTTGCGACACTCTCCGACACAGTTTCCTCATCAGAACCCTGCACCAGAGAAACAACATCAAGGACATCCTCAGACGGGATGCCAGCGGCCACAACAGCCTTCAACTTCAGCAACTCGAGCGCCCTCACAGACAACTCGCCCTGAAGTTCCTTGAACGAAGCCTCCCTTTCGGAAAGTTTGCCTTCGTAGTCCTTGACAACATCTGCCTTAGCGCGCTCAACCGCATCGTTCTTCTCCGTGCGGTACTTGGCAGCCTCGTTACGAAGTTCTTGCACATACTCTTTCGAGAATGATTCGACCTTCGGAGCCTCCTGGGTCGGGGCAGCCGCGTCAACAGACTGGGTTTCGTCGGACATAATTTTTTTGCTCCTGGCAATAAAAGACCCATCAAGGGTCTTGGGCGGGACGTTAAGCTGCCGGCGTTAAGGCAGCCCATTCTTGGGAACTTATGTCGCCGCTCTCGAGGCGGCGGCGCAAAGCAAGAACAATCTCCTCATTCTTAGTGATCTTCTTGCCTTTGTTTTTACCTTTTTTGTGATAGCGGTTCGGATGATCCTCAACCCACTCGTCGGCGGCTTCATCAGCATCAATCCACAACTGAAGGGCACGCTCCTGAGCGGCCTTCCCCGGCCAGTTCGCCTTATCGAACACCGGGACAACTTTGCAATCACACCCGACGTGCCACTCCTTCATAAAGTCAGTGACATCTTTGTCGGCTGCTAGGGCTGCAACCGTGGTGTCCTCATCGAACTTCGAGCCACCACTCTTAGGGGTTTTGTACACCGGGCCACGGGACACCAGCATCAAACACCAGCCGCAAGTCTCCAACCCTGTGGCGACTCGAGCCCACCCAAGAACAGGGCGGGACTCACCGGGCATAACCCACCGCTCAGAATCCTGCTGGCGGCTCAACTTCTCAACCACAGCGTCATCAGACTCAACCGCACGAATGATCTGGCGGCGTCCCGCGTTCTCAACCTCCCGAACAAGCTGCAACGAAAACTGTGCAACAGCGGACTCAGGTGACATCTGCTGAGACATCTTCTTACGCACCGGCTCCATGTTCGTGACGAACCACGCGAACTGGTACGGCTCCGTGTAACGGTCATGGCGCGGCAACTCCGGATGGAACTCCGCACGCTGACTGTCATAGAACTCGCGGGCTAGCTTCGCAGACCTGTCCCGAAAAACCTCAACCTGAGGGAAGACCAGGCGCAACAACCGAACCCACTCAGCCGCACTAATAGCGGGCTGGGCGAAAAAGGTTGCGAACTGTGCGGCGTACTGCGCCGCAGCAGCGGTGATAGCAGCCTGATAAATCCCATACTGTTCTGGGGTCACCCGGCCACCGCCTCAGGCGGTGCATCCTTCATCTGCGACGAATCAACAGGTTTCGGGGGACCGTACATGGCGGCAAGCTGCCCCATCGGGTTTTCCTCGTCATCCCAGCGGCGCATCTGATCCCGCTCCGAAATCGAGTACCCCATATCCAGGCGTGCCTGCTCCTTCGGGATCACACCCAAACCGTTGCCGAACAGCTTCACAGCGGCGTCAGCTTTGGCGGCGTAGGTCGGTGTGGACGGGTCACGCCACACCGTTTCCATGCGATACATGTCAGACGGGATATCCCCGGTCATAACCTTGTGGGCGACACGCATAGCCTGTTCCCAGGCACCGCCAAAGATTTTGTTCTTACGCTCAGTCTTCTTCACCAGCCTCGACTCAGAAGACTTAATCGCCTCCGCGCTGGCCGGGTTATCAGACGAGAACGAAAGGTACTGCGGGGGAAGCCCTGTGTACGCCGCAGCCTTACGATCAAGTGCGTCAAGCGCATCCACAAAGTTTCTAAGCTCCGCAGCAGAAAACTGTTGCGCCTTGGCATCAGCGTCCTCAAAACCCAAAATACGGGCCATATACGCGTCATAAAGTTTCTCCCCAGTCTCAGGGTTAACACCAAGGTCCTCCGGTTTCACACCAAAGATCAAACGCTGGGGGATAGCCATAAGCTCCGCTGTGCCCTGCATATCCATCAAAATGCGTGCGGCTGCATCAGTCACCGAACGAATCTCAGGGGTAATCTCCGACGAACCGTAAAGGTCCGACAACCGGGTTCGGTTCGGCAAAGGGATCACCGGCACCACACCAAGTTCATGCCGCACACGGGACACCAAACGCCAACCGTAATCCCGGTTACCGTCCTTGTAATTCCACCCAGAGTAAGACTCACCAGAAGGTTTACGAACCCACTGCAAAGTCTCATCGGGCAGATACAACGTCGTGGAAATCAGTTCGGCCTGATCCTCCGTATAGACAGCGCGGATAGCCTCAGTGACCTCACGGGTACGCGGATCAATCTCCGCGTACAAAGACGTAGGAGGCTCCACCCTGATAATCGGAACATCAGGGTCCACACCAGGATCGTCCTCACCTGGGGCTGCAACAGTGATGTACGAGCGACCGTAAATCAAAGAATCCGTATGCCCAAGGGTTGCCTCGATGTCCAGGTTGTTCGCCTGCCACCAGTCCCACAACTGTTCGTCGGAATCATCAGACCCGCCCATGCGGAAGCCCTCGACTTCTTGGCGTTCCGCAATCGAGTCGATGTAAAGCCTGGGGTAGCCCACGTTCGCCAGCAGCCCACGCATCTCAGGTGGGACAGCGATACCGATAGCCTCAGGCCGGCGTTCGGACTCGTAATACTTCTTACAGTCCTTCAAACCGTATTGGCGTTCCTCAAACTTGCTCAAAAGTTCGTCGCGGCGCTGCTCATTCTCGGTCACTTAATCACCGCCACTCGTCTGCTCCTGTTACGTCTGCTCATTAGGTAATCCTGTCGGGCTCCATACGCAAGGACGGCGCAGACTGCGCTGTCGATCTTGCGGCTCGAGTCCTTCGATGCCTTCCTGATAGAGATAGCGTCAAAAGTGGTGGGGTGTCTGCGTGCGTTCAAAACGTGCTGCCGAAGCGTCGGGTTACCGTCATGGGAAACTTCCTGTTCAAGCACCGCATCCAGAAACCGCTCGCAGTCAAACGCGAACCGTTTCGTCTGCCCGCGCATATCAAAAGCCACAGGGTTATTCGGGGAAGCGTTCACCTTGATGCGCTTCTTGAAATCCCGGCCCCACTGATCCACATACGCCTCGAACTCTTTAACGTCAGCGCGGAACGCAACCACATCAAACCGGTCAAACGCAGACCGCACAGCGGCATCGACCTGTTCGCGGGGAACCTCCCCGCCGTGCTTCTCTGGGTTCCACACACCCAGCGTGAACAAACAACCGTCCTCGACACGGCACGCCACCAAAGCCGTCCAGTCATTGGACTTCGAGCCGTCGAACCCCAGCGTTACCCGCTCACCCTTTTCCAGCTTCGCCTCAGGGTTAGCCAAGGCATCCCACTCGTAAGGGGCGATCCAACTGTCCTCAGACGCATTGACCTGGTTGCAGAACTTCCTGCGGGACTCAGTGACCGGGTTCTTAACATCCAGAACCGAATCCACGATTGCGTCAACCGGCAACCACAACGAATCACCACGGGCTATCTCGATGCCCTCACGCAGCTTCGCTAAACCAGCCTCATACCCCTCAGGGTCTTCCTTCTGGGAAGGTATCTCAGAAATCGGTGTGTCAGCAGGAGCCTCCAAAGCGTCATACAACGTGCCGACATCAACAGCCTGACCGGACAAAACCTGCTGCCACGCATCGTAATCGCGTTCCGCAACACTGTCCTCGCCCGGTATGTGAGCGTTACAGATGGACAGGACCCTCGAGCCAGGAATCTTCGTGACGTTACCCTCGATGACCCCGGCGAGGTCATGCCCATCGTTGGCTTCCTGCCACCACTGTGTCTCGTTACGGATCACAAACGTGGGGCGGTTGCCCTCCATCGAATACGGGGAACTAGTGACCGCCTCAACGCGGCCACCGGCCTCTGAGTAGATGATGGTCTTGTTGACCTCGAGCCCGTAGTCCTCCTTCAACTGAGAGGACACCATCACCGGGAACAAGGACATCGTGTTCTTCGTCTGCTCCTGGGAGACAGCGACGATCTGAACCCACGCCGCATGGCGGCGCTTACCCAAAGGTTCACCGTTCAAAGCGAACCCATCAAAAGCCACAGGGCCACACAACTCCGCTAGGGACAGTGCGGCAGCCAACGGGTCCTTACCCCAACCCTTCATCCTTCTCAGGACACCGTTCCGGTGCGCGTACTTACCGTTCTCGTCAACGGCGTACCACCACAGCGCGAAACGGGCCTGCTCCAAAGTGGGCATGAACGCCTCACCCGCGTGATCCCCACCCGGTGTTTTGACGTACTGCGCCCACCAGTTCAGGACACCCCAACCCAAAGTTTTTTCGGGTAGGTGCCAGCCACCCTCGAGGGTTTTACGCCAGGTGGGTCCGATGATGTGCGGGGGAGCCGGGAGTAGTTCAATGTCAGACAACTCCCGGCTCCTTCCTGTTATTTATCCCAAGATATTTCGCAGTCGGACAGCGGCGGCGGGGGAGCCGCCAGCACAGACCGAAGGTTCTTGGGGTCACCTGTTTGTAGGTATTCCAGCATCGCGGCGTCACGCACCGCGTTGTACCCGGTGGTGGATTGTGCCCCTTCGACAACCTCCACCACACAGTTCAGCTTCTCCCGTGCGTTCCTCTCGTTCTGCTGCTGACGCATCTGAACAAATACGAGGTCCGCTGCCGCGATCAACCCAATGATGAGGAATATCAACGTCATCACGTCATTCTTCGGCTTCAATTGCCCTCCTTGCGGGCTTCGTTGAACCACCAACCGGCCACCGTTGTCATCAGCGCGTCAGGGGCTAAACCCAAATCAATCTCCGGTTTAATCCCTTTGAGGATGTAGGACCCGAACCACACCAAGCCAACCGCGCTGGCAAGCAAGGTTTTGATTTGCATGGTCATAGCCCACGCCACCCTGATGTGGTTGTTCCACGGGTAGGTGGCGGTAATGGGTCCGGTTGGAGACTATTTACCGCAATAACCCCAGTTGAGGTAGTGGTATTCGCTGATGCCACCATGCCACCCAGGATCGCCAACGCGGACCCCAGCAGATCGACTATCGGGGAGTCCACGACACCCACCACACCGATCAACACCGCTTGCACAGCGGCAATAACTCCGTACAGCCATTTGCGGAAGTTGTTCTCCGCTTCAGGGTAAGCAGCGAGCGGTGATGCGAGTGCGACAACCAACCCGGCGATCAAGCTGGCTTTGTTGTCGTCTACGACGTTCCAGCCCACCAGCAGTGAACTGATGGCAGGTCCACCGGAGTGGATCATCGCCCTAACGTCACCCCATGTCCGAACACCCAGAGCGTTCTGGATGGCCGGGGGTACGGCAGCCATTACAGCCGCCAGCGGCCACCTGTGGGACGCACCGGCTGGGGAGCCGGGGGCGGTGCCGCAGGAGCCGGAACAGGGGCGGCGGCGGGCCTCGGGTCGTACTGGGTTTGATCCACGGTTTGTGATGCACGCAAAGCGGTTTGGACCCGCTGGGCGAGCTTCGCATCACCCTGACGTTCAGGATCGCTGTTCGTTGCGATTTCGTTGAGCAAGTCCAGGGCACCTACGTCGCCTAGCTCTGCGAGCCGGATGACGAGCATGATGTGGCTGGATGCGTCGGTGTTGAGGGTCATGCCGGCCACGGTGTCAACCGGACCCTCATTGATGTGCCGGAACGGTGACCTCGACGGGAACCGCTCGTCCGCAAGGATGCGTAGAAGGAACAACATTTCCTTCTGTTCTTCGGCGGTTAGCGCACTCAAAAAATCATCTCCGGTTTCTGGCGGGCCGGAATCGTTGAGAATGGCGAGGAACTGCGGAGCAACTTCCTTCGCCCTGGCGTACCGGGCTTTACGGTCATCGAAACCGTTTAGCCCACCGTTGATTAGACGGCAGACGGTTTCGTGGTCCTGGCGGTCAGCGGCCTCATTGATCTGAGTCCCGCGAGCCACCGTCCAGTACCAAGCCGTCCCCATAAATCCGTAGTCGTCGGCAGCCAACTGTGTTGGATTGTCAACGAAATACGTTGGGGAATCCACATACCCTTCGCCGTAGGCCCACGCGGACACAGCACCGTAGTTCGTGCGCCCGGTGATCTGAAGTGGACCTCTCCCCTTATAGGTCACACCGTCATTCGTGCCGGGGCGGTTGCCAAGGTCTTCACGCCCGTTGTATTGAGAACCGTCAGCCAGTTCCTCCATGTACATCAGGCCACCGGACTCATGGCCCACCTGAGCGAACCACTGAGCGATCCGCTCGACGTTGTTGCATTGAGAAGCCTCAAGGCAACTGAGGACACCGGGCAGGAGTTCTTCGTACCGCTCCAACGGCAACGATTCGTCCATTGCATACGAGAGCAGTTCTGCTTGTGTGTGTTGGGCGGGTGCGGGACCGGGCAAAGTTGGAACACCAGCCGGTGCAGCAGCAGCCTTCACATACCCCTTAGGCGGCATCAGGCTGACGCATTGGTCGAACGTCACCCAGTACTGCCACGGGGAGAAACCGGAATCGTAGACGTAAACGTAACGTGTCCCGTTATCCTCGGCGTAACCGCCGTAGCAAATGTAATGAAAAATAGTTCCTGAATAACCGGGATTCGGACCCGAACCCCGCACCGCCACCGGGTGATTCCCCGGTGGGGCCACCCAGTTCGCGGGCATAGGGAACCCGCCGTCGATGTTCGCCCGAAGGTCAGCCCAGAACTGTTCCTTCTGCGCCGGGGTAGGAGGGTCTTGCTCCAACCACACCGGCTCCCACTCACAGTGATGCGCCTTCACGTTCAAAGCATCAGCCAACAAACCGATGTGGTTCGTACCGTTTTCGGTAGTCCCCATCATGTTGGCGAGTTCTTGTTCCTCAATGACTTCGTTGAGAACCACTTGGAGGGCTGTTTGACAACTTGCCGGCCCGCACCAGTACCCGGTCAATTGTGGGATGTGTTCTGGGTGTGGGAGGGCTAATACCTTTTCTGGCACACTCTTTCGGCTTCCTGGCGGGCCGAATAACGATTAAACCTTTGCGGGTGACGCTTCCGCTTTCGCGGGATCGACAAGCACATCCCAGCCCACAAGGTCGGCCTCAACCCACGAGCGGTCGTCGGTCGAGGTGACCCGCCAATACATTTCGGCGTACTGATGCACCCTGACAGCAACATCCCCGGTGGCAGGGTTGCGGATCACGGTGCCCACAGCCGGGTCGGTGGTCGCCGCCTCAAGAGCTTCTAAAACTTTCGGGAGGTCATCTTTGGTGAACCCGGCTGCGACTACGGCGGTTTCGATCTGTTTCTTGGTTGCCATGCGTTTCTCCTTGTTTACCAAGT